CCCCCTAAAGTAGCACGATACTTCAACACCATGCTTATGGCTCGGTCGGACGGAGTCGGCGCTAATTCACGAAAGATTTTTACAAGTTCTAATGGCCAGATTGATATGAAAAATACCAATCCCTTAAAGGTGCTTCCTAGCTATCCTCTTGCCACTGGCCTTGCGGATTACTTTAAGGCAGTTAGAACCTAGACCTTTGGTCAGGGCCAAACCCTGATCTTATGACAGACTGGAAAGACAGTCCAAACCACGGTCAATTTCGACCTTTAACTGGAGCAAAACACAATGGCAACTGATTTTTCATCAATCCTTAACAAGCCTCTTGACACCGTAAAGCGTCCTCCTCCGCTGCCACAGGGCACCTACCATGGCATGATCAAGGGCTATGAGTTCAAAGCATCTCGTCAGAAGCAAACCCCTCTTGTTCAGTTTACCTTCACCCTTCAGGCTGCTGGTGAGGACATTGCAGCCGAAGATATGCAGGACGTGGATTTGAGCAGGAAGTCTCCGACAACGGACTTTTATCTCACGGCAGATGCTGAATATCGTCTCAAGGAGTTCCTTGAGACCCTTGGCATCAACACCACAGGCCGGACTTTTGGTGAAACTCTTCCAGAGGCTATTTCCAAAGCAGTCATTATGGAAATCGGCCATCGCCTGAACCCAACTGATCCAACTGCACCTCCATACATTGACGTGAAGAATGTTAAAGGTGATAACTAAGCCTAGCTTGTGCTAGGGAGAGGGAGGGCTTCGGCTCTCCCTTTTTCCTTTTGAAAGGAGTCTATCATGTCTGAAATGCCCCAAATCTATAACGTAAGCCTTGATGCTTACTTTCCGGTTACTCAAGAAAACATTGATGAGTTTATGCGCCGCGAGTCTATGTATCGCGTTCACATGCAAGTTCTTCGTGTCATAGACGAGGAATTTACCTTGGCTCGTAAACTCCCAAACATGACCAAAAAAGAAACCATCGAGTCCATCTGTTCCCGACTAAAGGAAATTTACTAATGGCTAGCCAGCAAGAATTTCAACGCATACCCCTCACCGAGATCAAGGTGTTGAGGGAGGAACGTCAGCGAAAAGTAATCGACGTGAGCAATCTTGTGGACTCAGTTTCTAAGCGAGGAGTCCTGAACCCTATTATCATCACCAAAGACAATGTGTTAGTGGCTGGTGAACGTAGGTTTGAGGCTTCCAAAGCCGCTGGCCTTTTCGACATTCCATGCCGGTATCTCGAGGACCTCGATCCTATCGAAGCCCAAATTATTGAGTTAGAGGAAAACGTCAAACGCAGCGACCTTGATTGGCGTGACCTTGTAACAGCCTATTCCGCCATTCATGATCTCTACTCCCTCCAGCCGGATTGGAGTCAAAGCAAGACCGCTGATGCCCTTGGCCTCGGCACAGGACTTCTTAGTTCCATTTTGCGAGTTGCTCGCGACATCGACAATCCTAGGATTAGCGAAGCTACTTCCTATCGAGTTGCTTACAATATCCTTAGTCGAGTTGACCAACGGGCTACCGGAGATGCCCTTAGCGACATCATCAATGCCACAGTTACTTTTGGGGATGAACTTAGCGACCCACCAAAGCGAGAAGAAGGAAATGAGGCACCGGAAAGTGAGGATCAGACCGAAGGCTCTCCAAAGCCCGTCAAAGACACCTATGCCCCTGTTCGTGCCGCAGCTTCGTCCCCAGCCGAGCCTTCTCCAGACCCAATCTTGAACGTGGATTTTCTTGAGTGGACAGAAGCTTACACTGGCCAGCCCTTCAATTTCATCCATTGCGATTTCCCCTATGGAGTCAACTATAACGCAGGAAAGATGAGTGGCAGCCAGCGTTGGGAGCAGTATTCCGACTCCCCAGATGTCTATTGGACTCTCCTCGGTTGCCTATGCAAAAACTTAGACAAGCTAATGAGCCCATCGGCTCATCTTATGTTCTGGTTTTCAATGGAGCACTATCATGAAACTCTCGAGTTCTTTGCTACCCATGCACCAAGCCTTCAAGTTCAAAAATTCCCTCTTATCTGGACTAAGAGTGACAATGTTGGCATCTTGCCTGATCCCAAGCGTGGGCCACGCCGAATATACGAAACTTGTCTTATCGCCAGTCGCGAAGATCGCTACATTCTCAGATCGGTTTCCAATTCCTACTCTGCCCCTACCGACAAAACCAATCATAATTCTGCCAAAAACATTGCGATGCTCAAGTCTTTCATGTCTATGTTCGTGGACGAAAACACACGGATGCTTGACCCAACATGTGGCAGCGGCAACGCCCTTCATGCCGCAGATCAACTAGGCGCAAAGCAAGTTCTTGGCTTAGAAATTTCCCCTGAACACTACACTAATGCCTTAAGAAGTTTTAAACAAGCACAAGCCCTCCGGAGACTTTCAAAATGACCAAGCCACATTTTCCTATCAAGCGTTACAATGAGATCGTCAAAGACACCATTACTCAGCTTAAAAATCTGGGTGAGCTTAAAGGCCGCGAATATGCCGGAACCGGAGATCGGCTGGGCAATTTCCGCCGTCATGCTGACGCCACCGGCCTTCCCATGGAAACCATCTGGAGAATATATGCTGCCAAACACTGGGATGCCCTCATGCAATACGAGCAAGATATGCGGGCAGGGATCACCGGCATTAAGCGACTGGAAACCCTAGCTTCTCGCTGCGATGACATCATCGTCTATCTCTTACTTTTCAAGTGTATGCTGGAAGAAAGGGAAATTCCAAGCTCAAAACCCAACAAAATCGACAACACTTTCATATCAGTGGACTTGCGACAGCCTAGCCGTGAATTGCTTAAGGGCAAATATATGAAACCTGCCCAAGCCGATCTTTTTGACCTTAACCAAAGTGAACGCTCAGAATGACCTCAGCTCCCTTCTACTCCACTAACGGCCCGCGAAATGCTCGGATCGCCATAGTCGGCGAAGCATGGGGAGATCAGGAAGAAATGACCAAGCTGCCCTTCATGGGCAGTTCCGGCCAAGAACTCACCCGTATGTTAGCCGAGGCGGGGATCTCGAGAAGTGAGTGTTTTTTGACCAGTGTTTTTAACTTTAAACCTCCGCAAGGAGATATTGAGAAAATCTGTGTCAATAAGAAGGAAGCTGGCCTTGGCTACCCAATGCCACCTTACGGCATGGGCAAGTATATCAAGCCAGAACTCTTGGGCGAAGTTGCAAGACTCCAGCAAGAACTCCAGATCGTAAAGCCTAACCTTACCTTGGCCTTAGGCAATACGGCTTGCTGGGCACTCCTCAATTCCAGCGGCATCGGCTCCCTTCGAGGCACCGTAGCCTACTCTACCCTAGTCGATGACCTCAAAGTCCTTCCCACCTATAACCCAGCCGCAGTTATGCGTAACTGGGCACTTCGAGTAATCGTGATAACGGATTTGATGAAAGCGGAAAGGGAGCGTCATTTTCCTGAAATCCGCAGACCGGAAAGGGAAATCCTCATTAACCCCAGCTTTGAAGAAATGCTCGAATGGTGGCAAGAAAATTCCTCAGCATTCTACCTCGGTGTGGACATTGAAACTCGCCTAGGCCAAATCACTTGCATCGGTTTTGCTTCCAGCCCCACAAAAGCCATGGTAATTCCCTTTGTAGATTACTCCGGCAAATCCTATTGGCCTACCCCTGACCTTGAGCTTGATGCTTGGAATTTCGTCGAAACCCTTTTAAGCTCTCCTATCCCCAAGGTATTCCAGAACGGCCTCTATGATCTCCAGTACATCCTCCGAATGGGCCTTAAAATTCAAAATTGCACTGAGGACACTATGCTGCTTCACCATGCCCTTTACCCAGAGTTGCAAAAAGGTCTTGGCTTCCTTGGCTCCATCTACACCAACGAGTCGTCATGGAAGAACACTTATCGCAAAACCACGCTCAAGAAGGATGAATAGGATTTTAGTCCTAGTTCCACCAAGGCCATTAGAAGGTCATGGGCGGGCATCTTTTATCCCATGTATGATTGCCTATCCCTTCCTATACTTTGCCGCCACGCCTCAAATATGTGTCAAATTATGGCCTTGCTTTCCTTTCCTTTATCTCATATTCTGATCGTCCTAGGAGATACCATGTTACGAGTTTACCCTGCTTCCAAAATCCCACTGGGCTGGTTTTGGCTTGACCTTCATGATAGGTGGAAGGAAATTTATATCCATGCGAGGTGGATTAAACATTGGGCAAATAAAACTCAGGAAACTCCAGCCAATGCCCGCGAGTTTTGGGTTGAGGATTTTGAAGATATTGAAAGTGCAGATTTAGTTGCAGTTTACGCTCATGAGAATGATCAGCTTAGAGGGGCTTTGGTTGAAGTTGGCTATGCCCTATGTCTGGGACTTCCAGTTGTCCTGATCGGAAACCATAAGGACTTCGGAACTTGGCAGCACCACCCCGACATTATCAAGGTGGCAAATTTAGCTGAGTTTCGCAAATATCTAAAAACTTTTCAAGCTGCAAAAAGAGGCCAAAATGCCGGTAATTAAAACTTCGACTTATGCCCCTGCGACCAAAGATGAGTCTCATCAAGTCTATAACGGTTTAGATTGCTGCATTACCTTGGAAGTTCTCAGGGAACTTAAATCCCTCCATCCGGTCAATCCCCAAGTCTATAATTTCGCTCTTGCTCTCCAAGCCCCTGCTTTGGAAATGATGCAAAGAGGTTTTCTTATAGACAAGATCTCGGCGCAGAACGCCATCAAGGAGTGTGAGGAGAAAATCCTTTTTCTCCAAGAGGTGCTGGATGAGTTTGCAGTTGCAGTCTGGGGCAAACCCCTCAATCCACGCTCCCCCACCCAACTTATAAAATTCTTTTACGAGGCCATGAAGCTTCCTGAGGTCTGGACGAGCAAAAAAGGGGTACGCAAACTTTCCACCGACCGTGAAGCTCTTGAAACCCTAGAACTCTACTTTATAGCCCGCCCTATCATCCGAACCATTCTCGCAATCCGAGACATTGGCAAGCAGCTCAGTGTCCTACAAACCGAGGTAGATTATGACGGCAGGATGCGTACAAGTTACAACATCGCAGGCACCGAAACTGCTAGGTGGAGTTCAAGTTCTAGTTCCACCGGCACCGGCACCAATCTGCAAAACATCGCCCCAAAGCTTCGCAATATCTTTATCGCCGATCCTGGCTGGAAACTCTGCGGCATCGACCTTGAGCAAGCAGAAAGCCGTGAGGTCGGCTGGCTTTGTGGAGTTCTTTTCGATGATTGGACTTATCTTGACGCCTGTTACGCTGGAGACTTGCATACTTTGGTTTGCAAGTATGCTTGGCCTGAGTTAAAATGGACAGGAGATAAAAAGGAGGATCGAGCCATTGCGGACTCAGTATTCTATCGTGAGTACTCATATCGTGATATGGCCAAAAAGCTAGGCCACGGGTCAAACTATAGAGGCTTGCCTCCCACCATGGCTCGCCATGCTAAGATCGAAACCTATATTGCGGAGAATTTTCAACGGAACTATTTTAAAGCTTTTCAGGGCATACCGAAGTATCACCGCTGGGTTGCAGAGCAACTTCAAGTCTCTCAAAAGGTTACAACAGTTTTTGGCCGTACTCGCCACTTCTTTGGGCGACCAAACGATGACACCACGCTTCGCGAGGCCATTGCCTATGCACCGCAGAGCGCTACCGGAGACCGGCTTAACTTGGCCCTATGGCGTATCTGGCATACCTTGGGGGACTCGATCCGTTTGACTGCCCAAGTCCATGACGCAGTTTATTTCCAATACAAAGAGGAGGATGAAGGATGGATTATTTCCAAAGCATTAAGCTTAATCGAGACTCCACTTCACCACAATGGCCGAACCTTGATAGTGCCAGGTGAAGCAAAAATTGGCTGGAATTGGGGCAACTATAGCCCAGCCAATCCCGAAGGCTTAATGAAATACAAGGGCAAGGATGAGCGCAAGCGCACTACCTCCCTCAACCGCATTCTTTAAGAAAGAATACTCCTGTGGACTGGATTGACTCATTTATGAAATACACAGACGGAGTTCCGTCTCCAGACATTTTTAGGCTCTGGAGTGGCATCACCGCAATAAGTGGAGCCCTTGAAAGGCGGGTATGGGTAGAAACAAGTAGAAGTGTGCTTTTTCCCAATCTTTTCACTCTCTTAGTAGCCCCGCCAGCTGTGGGTAAGTGCCTTGCTTACGGAGAGCATGTGCTTACCTATGACGGTAAAGCTGTGCCTATTGAAACCGTCAAAGTCGGAGATTTGCTGATCGGCCCAGATGGTAAATCTCGTACAGTCATTGCCACAGCTCCAGGTAAAGGCCAACTCTATAAGGTAACTCCGACCAAAGGCAGATCATGGCTTTGCAATGGAGAGCATATCCTCTCCTTACGCAAGAGCAAAAATCCTAACCGAGGAGAAATTTGCACAGTCACAGTCTTGAATTGGCTTAAATGGTCAAATACGAAAAAAGCTGAATGGAAACTTTGGAGAGTTGGGGTAAAAGATTTTGCATATCGTAATGAGCCGGAAATTGATCCCTACTTTTTAGGCATCCTTTTGGGAGACGGGGATAGTATAAATAAACCTGGAGTTGGAGTTACCATCACCACAAAAGACCCTGAAGTCATAGAGACAATTTATCAAACTGCAAAAACTTGGGGTCTTACCGTAGTTTGTCGAGATCCTATCCGATACGCTCTTGTTTCTTACAAAAAACAGGGACAGTGGACTCATAACCCTCTTTTGGACAAAATTCGAGATTACCGTATTACAGATGCTTGCGGTGAAAAACAAATTCCTGAATTTATTAAATTTGGGTCGCAGCATACTCGTAAGGAAATTTTGGCAGGTTTAATTGACTCGGATGGGTCTTATGTTCCTCATGCAAATTGCTATGATTTTGTAAGCAAAAGTAAGACATTATCCAATGATGTAGCATTTTTAGCTAGATCATTTGGACTTTCAGCTTATGTTAAAAAGTCAGTAAAAACCTGCGGAAATTTTATAGGTGAATATTGGCGAGTTACCATCGGGGGAAACGTGGAAATAATCCCTTGTAGGATTGAGAGAAAGAAAGCACTCTCGCTGCCTAAAAGAAAAGACGCTACAAATGTAGGCTTTAATATTTCACTGGCTTCACAAGGCCGCTGGTGGGGAATTGAAGTTGACCAAGATCGTCAATTTTTGCTGGATGACTTTACCGTAATTCATAATACACAGGCCATCAATCCGGTTGAGCAACTTTGGTATGCTAATGCCCAAAAGTTTCATGTCGCTCCCAACAACGTCACCAAGGCCAGCCTCATCGACTCCCTGATGAAGGCAGACAGGAAACTTTTGGCTCCAGACAAAAGCCTAATCGAATATCACACCATGCTTATTGCCGCATCTGAGTTCGGGGTGCTAGTCCCTAGCCATGACCTTGAGTTCCTCTCCGTTCTCAACTATGTATATGACAATCCTAAGTCATATCGAGAAGAACGCCGCACCATGGGTAGGTCAATAGACATTTGCAATCCGCAGCTAGTCATCCTAGCCGCTACTCAGCCTGGATATTTGGCTGCTACCTTGCCTGAGGAAGCTTGGTCAATGGGCACCACCTCACGGCTCATCATGGTCTATTCCGGCACCGGTAAGCATGTGCCGCTTTTCGGCAAGGGCGAGAACAGGCAGGAGGAATTTAAGGCTCTAGCGGAAAGCTTAGGGGCAATGAGCGAAAGGGTCGGGGCTTTCCAATGGGATGAAGATGCAGCCAAAGAAATCGAACGTTGGTATCTGGGCGGATGTGATCCTGTGCCCGAGCACTCCAAGCTAACCCACTATAACGGCAGACGTATTCTTCACATCCTTAAGCTTTGTATGATCTCTGCGATGAGCCGAAGTCCTAAGCTTCGCATCACCCTTCTCGACCTAACTCGGGCCAAGGACTGGCTTTTAGCAGCCGAGGCCACCATGCCAGACATCTTTAAGGAAATGGTATCCAAGTCCGATGGTCAAGTTATTCAAGAAATGCACTTCTTTATGTGGCAGATTTGGGTTAAGGATAAAAAGCCTGTACACGAGTCTCGTATCATCAACTTTCTTTCCCAGCGAGTTCCAAGTGAAAAAATCCATAGAGTCATCGAAATTGCTGAACGATCCAATGTCATCAGTAGAATGGCAGGAACCCAAACCTACACTCCTCGCCCTAAAAACTCCCACGGCCTCGAGTAGACCTACGGCTTCCGCCGCCTGTCCCCACGGTTCCTACACCTTCTATGCCAATTTTGTAGATTTTCATGACTCTAAAGTCAAGATGCTGGAACTCAAAGGTCATTGTGCTTATTGTGAACTTCCAATGACCTTTCAGGGCATAAAAAAAGGACTTAGCTTTCACCAGCCTTCATGCGAAATGGATATGACTTTAAGTCGTTTTCCATTCACAATCGGCTTGGAAGAGCTAAGTCCTATTGATAGACTGAAAGAAGATTTAATAGAGGAAGATAAATAGTTCCATGTTTGAAAATCAAGAAGTGGAACCAGCCTATCCCTGTCCTTTAAGAGAGTCCATTTCTCTTTGCAATCCATCTAATCTCGCAGACATTCCTGCCTGTTGCACCAGTACCAAAGTAAGTTTTTCAAGTTCTCGCTGGATACCTTCTTGAGTTTTCTCCAAGGTGCTAACCTTGCCTGAAACCGTTACAATCCCGCCAAGAAAGGTAAACGCCACGATAAGCAACTCTCCGATCTGACCTAAGTTTATCGTCCACTGCACTTCCATATTAGCCCCCACATTCTTTGGCTTGAATTTTCTGTAAATCATAAAGAGTTTTATTTGACTCTTTGTCATTCCGTGAGGACACTCTCAAATCCTCACCGCTAAGAGCCACACAAAGCCCTAAGTTAGTCCCTGCGCTTTGCGTCGACTGGCAAGCCCCCAGAGGCAGCATCAAACTCAGCAGAAGCAGATGCTTTAGTTTCCAAAATAGATGTGACATTAGATTGCTCCACTTTTAAGTCTGCTAAAGCTTGACTGTTTGCTCCTGCATCATAGGTCTTTATGCTAACAAAAAGGCTCAAAAGACTCTTGGCAAAATCCAATACAGGTATAATCCATGCAGGCATTTGAGCCTCCTTTTGCTAGGCTTTTTGGCCGACTGGGGTAGTAGTTGCTAAGCGCAAAACCATGTTCGCAATCGTAACAATGATAATTGCATTTTGTGGGCTGACATACTGTGTCCAGTCTACACCGGCCACAAATGTAAGAGCCGCACCGCCAACGGCAACAAAGCCGTTAAAAAGCAAAGTTTTATAACCTTTCATCTTAACCTCCATTTAATTTCAAACTAAGAGCTTCAACGGCTCTCACACGTTTTGTCCAGCCTTTGCCAAACCTCTTAAACGACCTTAGACGAGAAAGAAAACCTAGGCGATTGGTTGCATAAGCTTTAATAATCTTGCCTTTATCCGCCTTTAAGAGCGCTTCCATAGTCATGACACCAAGTTTACCATCCACCTTGACACCAAGCACTTCCTGCAAGGTCACAATGGCTTGATGTGGCCCAGAATTAACCGCCTCATCAAAAATGGTGTAATCCAGCCCGCTAGGCATCTCATCAAACTTTATCGCCTGAGCATACTGAATTTTATAAATATTGCTAACCTCTGCCGGAGTAATTCGCTTGATCCATTCTTCCGGCTGATGTTGAGTTGCCCTATACGCATCAAACACTCGCTGCGTAATTCCTTTGTCCGTAGGGCCGCCCGAGTCTTGGGGATCATTCACGTATCCACCTTCGATCTTAAGAGTCTCGCTTAGAGCCAAATCCCAATTTTGTTGCATTTTAGGCTCCTATAGTCAAAGGAACATAAGGGGCAATTACAATTTTTTGTTCCAGTATATTTTGATAATCTACATTAGCTAAATCAACTGGAATATAATAATCAACTTCATCTGCTGTTGCTTTTATTATAGTGTTTTCTTTGTTTGCCCAAATTGCTGATGTATAAATCATTTAATCCTCCTATAATTCAGCCGATGCTGTAGTTCCCGTTGCAATAAATGCAGAGTTAAAAGAAACAGTTCCGTTTATACCATCTGGCCCTATAGTAAGACCAGCACCCACATTAGAACCAGCTCCTAAAACTACCGTAGGAGATATTCTCATAACAACTTTAAAAAACAACCATGCACTAACCCCTGCACCACTAACTTCTATATTATTATATACCGTAAATTGCGTAACAAAATAATACCTATGACACTGTGGCAATTCATACTGAATAGGCCGTTGCTCAAATGCAGAAGCAGCAGCTCCTATTTCAAATTGCGGATTTGAAATAACCCAAGTTCCACTTGTCTGCGCTCCAACTGAAAAACTAATTTGTATTCCAGTAGTAGCTGC